AAATTCAATTATTTATTCCTCCAGAGGTAGAATTTATGGATGGTAAAAATTCTTATTTAGAGTTTGACCTTAAAATTGACCAACCATTCGGGGCGACTGATATTCCTACTCGTCTCCAGTTAGACCCTAACGGAGCAGGCGTATTGCTAAAAAATATGAGAATATATGACGGGTCACGTGGTAATTTAATTGAGGAATTAAATGAATATCAAACATGGGCAACCTTAAAATATGATTATGATGCCGACGACTCTCTTCGTAATCAACGTGCTATGGTTGAGGGTGGAACAACCCACACCATTGCTAATCGTGGAACAGAGGGAACAAGTAAATCAGATTTATGTGATACGATGACAAATCCTTATTTCCAACCCCTTACTGGTGACCAAACTACCACATATTCTGATGCTGATTTACTAACTGCTAAATGTTGTGTCCCATTACATGCTGGATGTTTTTCAGATAAGATTTTCCCTGTAATGCTCACAAATGGTTTGTATATAGAGTGGGATACTGCTCCAGCACCCGAAGTAATTAAACAATTAGATTCTGTCAATCGTTATAGACGGACTGAGTTAGGAGCATCTTTCCACTCACTTGCCGATGGGACAACTACTACTTGGTTGGATTCAAATACTACTGCTCAAACCAGTTTTCTTATTGGTAATGAGAATAATTTAGTAGGTGATGATGCTGTAAGTAAGTGCCCGTTTGTAAAAGGTGAATCTGTAAATTTTGTAAAATTCAACGACCAAGACAAAGTGGGACGATTTACTCAGGGTGCTAATGAAATCGGAGCAAAAGGTTTTGTGATTGGTGATATTGAATATGATGGAACACACGGCAAAGTTAAAATCAATGTTGAGGGGACTGGACTTGTTAATGATGGAACTGATGATGATGGTGCTATTGATATTACACAAGATTTTATGTTATATTCTACTGCTGTATCTGAGGCAACCAGTTATGATATTGGTTATACTATGTCTAATGTTAATTTAATTGTCCACAAAGTAAAACTTGATGATACGTATAAACAGGGTATGCTACAAAAAATCCGTGAAGGTAAAGCAATTGAGTTTGATATTATGTCGTGGACTAATTACAAACATTCGGCACTTGCTTCCGATAAACAAAGTTCTTTTAATATTGCTTGTAATAATGCTCGTGCCAAGAGTATTGTTATTCAACCCCAAGATGCTTCTGTTTATCAGACCCAAGTTATGATGACTGGTGGTTCAGAAACTCTTGATGTTGAAACTTATAAAATTACGGAAGATACTATGGACAGAAAACTTAATAGTATTCGTAGTGCTTACTCAGGTATAAATGACGGACTTACATCTGTTCAATATCAGATAGACGGAAAATTATGTCCCTCACGTCCAATATCTACACGTAAATGTGCTACAAAAAATTCATTTGATAGTTTTCATTTTTACGAACTTGAGAAAACACTTTCTAATGCTGATATACGTCCTCGTTCATTCAGTAAGTATCTTGAGAACTGGAATGTAGGCAGAGCATTTGGAGTTCACGGCGGTGTTATGGATTTACGGAACAAAGATTTAACTTGTATATTTAAGTTTGAACACGCCTCCTTCCCACCTACAAAAAATAAAATGTATCAGGCATTTGTATACCATGTCCGTAGATTAGTATTAAGGAACGGCGGAGTTGATGTGAATGTATAGTGTGATTTAAAATAATTTAAAATAATTTTATAATATATATATAAATGGCGTGGTTAAAAAATATATATATGTTTTTTGTAAATAATCAAAATACGGCGATATATAATGAAATGATAAATGATATTAAATTTTCCGATAATATATTATATTTGGAATAAACTTATTTTATACAAAAATAAATTTTTTTTTATTAAATTTTTTTATTATAATTCATATAATATAAAAGTATTATGGAATCTACCCCCGATGATCCTAAAGGAAAACAAGTTGTTAATGCTCAGGGAGGCATCCCTGACTTTATTCGTCTTGGACAAATGCCAGTTAATTATGAAATGAATGTAGAATCAGATTTACTTGAACCAGTTGTGTTTAACGACCCTCCGAGTGTCGGCACAAATGTGGTTGATGGTTTTGTTCGTTTTACTCTTCAGAACAAAGGTTTTTTACATTCGGAATCTAAACTATTTTTAAGTTTAATTCCATCCTCTACTACTGCTCGTGCTGTTATTAATCCGTGTGGGGGCATAGCATCAATCATTAAAAAATGTGTGCTTAAGGTCGGAAACCAAGTTTTAAATGAAATTTCTGAATTTAGTGCCCTAAATCAAGTCAAATCATCACTTATTAGTGGTGAAGTTCAGAAAGAACGAGAACAATTTTTAACTGGTCGTTGTATGGACAATGAATTTATTTATAAAGAAACTGGTGTAGCATCTACGAATAGTCGTCTTGCTGGAGCATATGGTTTATCTAATGGTCGTGAATACACTGGTGGCGAAACGGGACTCCTTGCTCGTCCCTGTTCTGTTATGGATTCTGCTGATGCCGATACTATTGCTCAATCCCCTTCTTATCAGGTTAGTTTATCGGAGTTATTTCCTTTCCTAAAAACACACCAACTTCCTTTATATATGTTTGATGAAGCAATAAATATTGAACTAACATTCCATCCAGCAACTCATCGTGTATTAGTTCCTGCTGGTGGAACACTTGGAGGTTCATATAATATTGATAGGAATGAAATTAAATTTTGTGCTGATTATTTATATTTTGGTGGCGGTGATGAAATGGTTAGGTATGCTCAGCAGAATCAAGATTTATCATTTTCTTTCCATGATTATCGTCTTGCTACTTCAAGTGTAAATCAAGCACAGGCGAGAAATATTGTTAGGAATTTAGGTATGGCAAATCGTCTCGTATCCCGTGTGATTACTATTTTTAATGGAGCAGGTGGAACAGGACAGGCAAATATACTCGGTAAAAATCAAGGACTCGGATTAGTCAAATCGGGCACTGGTGTAATATCTCCCATAGAATATAATATCAGATATAATGATAGATTTGAATTTAGTTCTAATGTTCAGAACACGGCACGTCTGTTCTCACTATTAACTGATTCGGAAGGTGTTCCATTTATTACTAAGGAACAATATTCAGGTGAGGGTGCTATTATAACAAATGCTACATATGAAGGACGAGCACAGGATACTGGAATTGCTCGGCACATGTTTTACAATTCCACACGCCTTACTGGTGGTCGTGTGGGCACAAGGGGTTTGGAACTACACCTAAAAGCAACTGATATGGACGGCACATTATCCACTATGTTTAACTTTTCTGAATATCTTCGTGTTGCTCGTCTACGTGGAGGTTTCCTGGACGTCTTTAATGTATGACGGAAAATAAAATTACTCGTTTAAAATAAATTTATTATTTATATATATAATAATATATATTATAAGATGGCACAATTATTAAAAGGTGATTGTTTAAAAGAAATGAAAGAATTAGATAATGAATCAATAGATTTAATATTCTGTGATTTACCATATGGACAAACTGCTTGCTCGTGGGATTCGTTAATTGACTTGGATAAATTTTGGACGGAGATTATGAGAATTAAAAAATTAAATACACCGATATTTATGACGACTACAACTAAATTTGGAATATCATTAATAAATTCAGCACCTAAAAAGTGTCCATTTAGATATGACATTGTATGGGAGAAGAGTTCTCCATGTGGGTTCTTAAACGCCCGTAAATTTCCAATGAGGAAACATGAAATGATATATGTATTTTATGAAAAACTACCTATGTATGATTTATCAAGTCATACACATAAATTTGTAAAAATGGCAAAAGGACGATTTGGTAATTGTTATGCTGACCCTAATGGTAAAATTGATGAAGCACCATCATTAAAGTATGACCCACCACTTCCAGTATCAGTTGTAAAAGAAGAACCACATAATATATATGGTTTTGACCCTTCTAAAATAACAAGATTAAATCCGAGTAATGTTAGAACACCAACATACGACCCACCACTTCCAGTATCAGTTGTAAAAGAAGATGTATATAATGTAAAATCACGATTAAAAAATGGTAAATTAAAAGCATCAAATAAAGAATACAATCCACCACTGCCAACATCAGTAGTAAAAGAACCCGAACCCGAACCTGAAGAAAACTACATACCACCAGGAAGAAGAGAAAGTGTAAGTGATGAAGATAGTTGTTATGAGTCAACAGGTTCGTATGACCCACCACTTCCTAATAGTATGTTAAAAATTAAATCTACACGTGGCAAACATGCTACAGAGAAACCAGTAGCATTAATGGAGTGGATATTAAAATATTTTAGTAAAGAAGGTGATGTAGTTCTTGATCCCACGATGGGTTCAGGGTCTACAGGTGTTGCTTGTAAAAATATGAATCGTAATTTTATAGGAATAGAGATGAATGATGAAATATTTGAGGTTGCTTGTGAAAGAGTATGGGGATAAATAAAATTGTAAATAAAAAAAAATAAAGAAAAAAAAATTTGACATTTTTATTAGTTTATCACAAAAAAAAAGATGGAAGTGAGACAAAAAGTAGTAGAGGCATTTAATAAAAGATGGAAACCAGATATTACTATTACTTGTGATGATGGAGAAATAATATCATATAATATGAACTGGATTTTAGATAGTGAATATATGAATTATGTATATGATAATTTCCCATCTCCAAGAATACGAGATTTTATAATAAAAGAAAACAAAAAAATAAAATAAACTATAATATAAGATGCCGTATGTTTCAATTACAAAATCAGACAAAGCAAATAAAAAATTAAAAGCAGTATTTACACGACATAATGGAACAAAAAAAACAATACACTTTGGGAGTGCTGGGATGGAAGATTATACGATTACAAAAGATAAAGCACAAAGAAAAAGATATTTAGATAGACATCGTAAAAATGAAAATTGGAATAATCCCGAAACAGCAGGAGCATTAAGTAAATGGATTTTATGGGGTTCATCAACCTCACGAAGAGATAATATAAAAGCATTTAAAAAAAGATTTGGATATGTAAATTAATTCCGTTTAATTTAAAATATTTTTTTATTTTTAATTATATAATGATTGATAAAACTTATTCCAAGCATGATTTAGTCCATATAATTAATTCATTAAATTTACCAGTTGTATTTAATCATTCAGATAATAAAAAAACAATACAAGATAAAATAATTAAATATTATCATGATGATACAGATGATAGTTTTAACGAAGATAATGTATATGATATAACAAATAAAAATGATTTATTTATTTATTTGAGTAAAAGTAATCCAAAAAAAATAATTAATGTAAAACAAAAAAACGATATAATGAATATATGTAAAATGATAATAAGATATTGTAATAATAAATATGATTTAAATTACACGACATATAAAAATATTCAAGATATTATTGATGATTTAAATTATATACGGCAATTTGGGGATATACCTTCTGTTCGTCGGTGTTGTAATTTAATAAATAATTGTCCGAATATAAAAGAAAATTTTAAACCATTAATATCACCACAAGTAAAACAGCAATTATTGGAGAAGAATATATCAAAAAAGACAATTATGAATTGTTTAACAATTAAAAGGGGTAAATTTATTCTTGACTTTGAGCATTAACTTTTACGAAGTCATCTTTATCTTTAATATAAATTTTATTTGCTGTTTCTACCGAATGTTTCATAGTAGTAGCATCTTTATCTTGTTCTTTTTTAATATCGGAATATTTACTGCTGAGATAAGATTTACGAATCATGGTAGTAGATAATTTTATACCCCCGAGATATTTAGCAGAAGTATTCAATAATATTTGTGATAGACCATTCCGACTAAAATTAAATATAATATCACCACTTTTGTAATTATTTTGTTTAATATAAGTATTAATAATTTTTTCCAAATCCTTAGGGATATTTTCAGATATAGATTGATATTTTTTATCAGTTTTAAATTCATTCCATACAAAATAAGAAGATGGTTTTGCTCTTACAATATAATTGTTATTTTTTTTATCTTCTTCAGATAATTTTTTAAATTGTGATGGGGTCATTAAAAGTAATCCAGCAAGGTCATTACGAGTAGGAAACCGAATAAGTATTTCAAATAAAGTGTATGCTTTTAATAAACCCATTTGACTATAAGTTAATGAGTTAGATTTTAAATTAGGTTTTAATTCAGTTTTAATTGTATCAATCATTTTTTTAATATCATCAATATGGACAAAATTAGCACCTTGTTTGGAACTTATTTTACCAGTTAATTGTTCGTCTTGATATTGATTATTTAATTTATCACGTTCTACTTCATATTTTTTAATAATATTTTTATCTTTATCAAGAGCAAGTAAATATAAAATAACAGGATTGTATATATTCCGTTTACTTGTAAAGTGTAAAAGTTCAGTGGGATTTTTATCACTTGTCAATTTATTAATTTTTTGTATAGTGTCATCAGCATTTAAAAGGAATTCCAAATTATCATATTTTAATCGTGCTTGTAATTTTTTTAATTGATGATAATATTGTTTAATTGTAGATGCTTTTAAGTTAGGTCGGTATGTTTGTATTTGTTCCATTATGTCGGATTGTTCGGTTTCCATATTATATATATAGTATAATATTTTTATTTTTAAGTAATAAAAAAAGATTAATAATATACAAATTTAAATTTATTTTTTAAGTTTTTTCTTTGCTTTATTAACACATGGGAAGTTGTTAATATAATATGACTCACGTTCTTCCAACTCTTTACGATATTCACAAGGGAATTCTTCTACTAATTCAATATGGTATGAACCATTATGAATTATTATACTACTCTTCCGTGTATGATTTTCTTTTTCTCGTCGTTTGTAATCATATTTATGGTCAGATAAACGACGATTTAGAGTTTTCTGTGTAGACCCATAATAAACATTTCCATTTGTATCATCAACAATTTTATATATTTTACCATTTTTATATTTAGTTTCACCCATCTACTTTAAATTTATATTATTTTTCCGAGATTTAAACGATTTTTTTAAGAATAAATAATCAGTGTTAGGAATTTGATTAAATTTAACTAAACTAAAATAACTGCCTAAAAATAAAATAAAATCGGACATTTTAATTTTATAACAATGGTCAGTTTTTTTAGCAATTTGTTTACAATAATCACCATATAATTTTATTTGGTTATGTATTTTAATATTTCTCTGTAAAGCATTCATGATTAAATCTTTTGAATATTCTTCATAAATATGATTTATATTATCTGTTTTTGTAGTAAATTTACCAACCAGAATATTATCATAAAATAAATATAAATTATACAATCTCATTTAATCTATTAATATGTATTATTTTTAAACTAAAAGTTGGACGCCATTGGCATTATATACCAGAGTTGCTTTAGATTTAACAAATAAGAAAACGGACTGGGGGTTGTCAGTGGTTAAGTTAGATTCAAGAGATACACCAAATTGTCTGTCTTTAAAATCTTGACCGCCATTGAACTGACTATACCGACATCCTACACCCATTAAAGCACCTCCTTCGGGTATATCTACATATCTATCGGAAGATGCCATATCCATAGTATATGCTCGGTTAAGATTGCCAGGACTTAACGAACTTCTATCGTGTGCTTTTTCAGGGATAATAGATTGGACGAATTGTTTAACGAGTTGTGGATCAGATAATAAAAGTGTGGAATTGCCACTTATATCTTTATTAGTTGTAATGTCAAAGTCCATAGGATATTTAACACCTCCTCGTAGGAATTGTATACGAGTAAAATTGACAAGTGAACCATCGGCATTACTCGGATAAGTTGTAGCAAGACCATTCTGAGTAAGAGTATTAATATTTTTACTGGGCGTGAATGTCATAAAAGCACTCTGAACCTGAGATAAACCGAGAGAGTATTGTAGTTGAGCATTGGCAGAATTAATAGCAGTATATAGAGATGTGATGGTATTAAATTCAAGAGAACCTGAGGTTTGTGATGCCATGCTTGACATTTGGTCGGAAGGAATATCCATAATCTCACAAGTTAATTTAAGGTCACGAAGTTGATAATGGGCATCTGCTACATTTAAACCAGCAGTGGTAGAACCAGTCCGACTAAATAAAACATTACTATCACTATCTAAATGAATCTCAATTTGTATAGCACCAAAACTGGTTTCCATTAGATTAATCATGTTTCCTGCCATTAAGAACCCTGAAGGAAGATGAACAGAGAACTCTTTTTTCTGTGTCCCAGTAGCATTATTACACATTACACTTTCAAAAAAAGCATCGGCGTTGGGCATGGACAGAGTAGTATTATTAAGGTGAGACATAAGGTCGTTCAAACTTGAACTAACTCCTAAGTATGATGAAAGCATTTTATTGTAATGTCTAATGTGTTCACAAATCATTTTGCTTTTATTGTGACGAACGATGAGTTGCTCAAAGCAAGAGAACACACCGAGACGATTATCCATACTTATTTGGTTGGCATCCCCAGTCTGAACGGGAGTAGGGTCAGGAAGATTGTCAGAAAAGGCACGGAAATCACCACAGATACGAATAGAACGGGGGTCTAAAAGACCTGCCTGTGATTGTATTGTGAATGACACCACTGGTATGCCATTTTTAAATGATACGACCCCATTGGCAGGCAAATTATCTGGCAGTATTTCAATATAACGAGAGGTAGACATTTTAATGTATTATAATATATTAAATTATTTTATTTTAAGATAAAAATTAATAAAGTTTTTTGTAGTAAATTACAACACTTCTAAGTTCAAACTTTTCAGATATGATTCTTTATACTTAATTGCTTCCTCTTTTATTTTAAAATATTTACGATGTAATTTACCCCTATACATTTTACTAAAACACCATAGTTTATCACGGGTATCGTATGATATATTTTTAATTCCACATTTATTATTTTTCTTAACTGACATATTATTCATATTCATAGTATGATTACACCATCGTAAGTTTTCAATTCTATTATCATCTTTAATCTGATTAATATGGTCAATATCTTTAAAATTGTTTGGATTTGGTATATAATGTATAGCAATTAATTGATGTATAAATTTATTTTTACTTTTTCCGTCTTTACATAAATTAACATTTTTATAACCATGTTTATCATTACGATGTTTCAAAAATATTTTACTTTTATCACTCCATACCCTCCCATCACGATATATAAAATATCCAGGATAATCTTGAATTTCCATTTAAATCTTTTTAATAAAAAATATTTTAATAATCAAATTTTATTTAATATTCATTTAACATATTAACAAA